CTCACCTACTACAACGAGGAGATGGAGCGCTGCGCTGTCGAGTACGCTACATACGCTTATGAGCAGGTCAAGAAAGCAAAAGTAGCCTGCAATGACCCCATAGTCCTTATCGAACAGAAACTGGATTTCTCTCGGTGGGTTCCGGAGGGATTCGGCACAGGTGACTGCGTAATCGTAGCTGACGGTACACTTTCCGTTATAGATTTCAAGTACGGCAAAGGTGTGGAAGTCCGCGCAGAGAATAATCCGCAGATGATGCTTTACGCTCTCGGCGCTCTCGAATTATTTGACGGAATATACGACATATCCGCAGTGAACATGATTATATTCCAGCCAAGGCGTGACAATATCAGCGAGTATGCCATCTCCAAAGAAGAACTGCTCCGTTGGGCTAATGAGATCCTCACCCCGACAGCGCAGCTTGCCGCAAATGGCGATGGAGATTTTAAAGCAGGGAAACATTGTCGCTTCTGCAAGGTCAGAGCGACCTGTCGAAAACTAGCAGAATATAATCTTGCTCTCGCTCGTTACGATTTTGAACCGCCTGCAACCCTTGATAATATCGAAATCGCCGCTATTCTCGCAAAAGCGGACGAGCTTGTATCTTGGGTGACCGATGTAAAAGAATACGCTCTGCGGCAGGCGCTTAGCGGTGTTTCATACGATGGCTTCAAGGTGGTCGAGGGGCGTTCCAACCGCAAATACACAGATGAAAATGAAGTTGTTGAGGCCGTCAAATCCGCAGGATATGACCCATATGAACACAGCGTTCTCGGTATCACAGCAATGACCAGTCTGCTCGGTAAGAAAAAGTTCAACGAATTGCTCGGCGGGCTTATCGAAAAGCCGCAGGGCAAGCCAACTTTAGTATCAATTTCGGACAAGCGTCCGGCAATTCATACAGCAAACGAAGATTTCAAGGAGGAAAAATAATATGCCAAAGTTTATCAATCCCACAAATGTAATCACAGGACCCGATGCAAGATGG